GTCCGCGTCCGGCATTCTGTCAACGTCAATCTGAAACGTCCGGCGCCTGGCGCGGGCGTATTCCGTTTCAACCCCAGTGACCCCGCGGTGGACAGCGTCATAAACCTGATCCTGACCCCGGCGGAAAATGCCATAATCAACCATGTCAATTTCCCGATCAACCCCGGAAACGGTTTTCAGTTTCAGTGATTCCATTATAACTTCCCCGGCACAATAAAGGGCGCGTATTGATCAGTCTTCTTTTTGAAGAACCTGGCCGCGTTCAGGGCTTCATTCTTTGTCCCCCCGAAGAACAGCGTTTGAAGGATGACTGACGGACCCTGTCCCATTCCGCCGCGTTCCATCTTATCAATAAATTTGTTCATCTTTGTAACTGAAGGGGCGGGCTGAACCACTTCCCCCTTCCCGATCAGGGCGGGGACCGTGTCCCGCATATATGAACCGCCGAAGACTTCAAGGCCGTTCCGCGCTCTGAACACTTCCCCGCCGCCGCGGAAGTTGAATGTCGGGATTCCCGCTGATAATTCATATGCCCTGTCAATCCCCAGGCCGCCCCCTATGGCACCCCCGAACATACCCGCAACCCCAGGAAGGACCATCTGGAACAAGGCCATTTGTGCAAACATCTGAAACATTGATTGCGCCAAGTCCAGAAGCATCTGTTTAATAATTTCAACGGCTGATGAAGCGTTCCCGATCATGTCAACAAACGCCTGGGAAAAGTGTCCGCTGATTGATCCCGCAACGTCCGCCGCTGTCACGTCCCAGGAATGAAGCGTCTGTTCAAACTGTTCCGCCGCCGGGTTCTGAAGGGGACCCGCGGAAACCTTTCCCCCGGTGTATAGTTCATCCAGAAGTTCATCAATTGAATCCTTCATGTTTTTAGTGTCATTGATCCAGGCCGTGAAAACATCCAGTCCTTTTTTCGCGCCGGTCAATTCCATTGCAGAATCCAGGTCCATAACAATGGGAATATACCCTTTTAGGATTTGACCCTTTTCATATGTCCAGGCGGTTTTCCACTTTTCCCTGGCTTCATCCAGTTCTTTGTTTAACTTCTTCAGTTCCGCCGCCGTCGTTTCCACGGTATTCCCGAACCCTTCCAGAACTATAACGTCCCCCAGTTCAGGAACCGCGCCTTCCCACTTGCCTTCCCCGATCTGTTCAAGTTTTATGTTTATGGTTTCATAGTGGCGGTTTGCTTCCCGCAGGACGTTGTTGTTTTTCTGCCATGCTTTCGCAACTTCCAGGGCCTTTTCCCTGTTCCCTTCGGCCAGGGCCAGGGACCCGGTCAGGACCCCTTCCATTCCTGCTACCCAGTAAAGGGGTTGATCCGCCAGGCTGGAAAGCATCCGGCGCCGCTGTTGTCCCATAAGGTCAATGACGTTCCACAATTCCCCGATAATGTTTGAAAGGTCCATTGCCATTATCTGAAGGCCGGGCGCCAGGGTTTCCCCAATGTCCTGCTTGATTATTTCAATATTACCATGAAGACGGTCAAAGGCCGTCCCCATTGCGTCAACCCCTTCGGTTGCTTCAAAAAACGCTTCAAGCATTGACCCGGAAGCGTCCGCGCTGTCATTCAGTTTCATTGCAAAGGCCCCCGCGGATGATCCCGAAAGGGCCATGACCGCGGGAAGGGCGCGGATATTCTTAAACAGAAGTTTAGTGGCCTCTGAAGTCCCGTCAGTGTTTGCAATCCAGGCTTGCATAACCGCAACCAGGCCGCGCTCTTTTATGGCCGTCTGAATGGAAGTATATCCCAGGTCTTCCAGGGCCTTGTCCGCGTCTTCTGTCCGGGAAACCATTGCGTTCATCATTGCCAGATATTGCGTTGTAACCAGGGCGGCGTTTCCAGTGGCGCCGGTCAGGGTTGCAAAGACCGTGAACATTTCTTCCATTGAAACATTCATTTCCTTTGACATTGCCACAATCCGCCCCATTGAACCGGCCAGTTCCGGGAATGTAGTCTGTCCCATTTTTACGGTCCAGAATGCCAGGTCCGCCACCTTCTGCGCGGATTCATATGACGTATCTCCATATCCCTTTGTAACCATTGAAATCAGGTTCAGGGCGTCAGTGGTTTCTGACACCCCGGCGCGGGCGGACATTGCAGACATTTCCAGAAGGCCGATTGAATCAGACGTGTCTTGAAAAGCGGAAACAACCTGATAAGCACCTTTAGCCAGATCATCAGTTGATTTCGTTGTGAATATTGAAAGGTCCTGGATTGCTTCCCGGAAGTCATTGACCCGCGCCGTTTGTCCAGGAATCAGGGTTGCAAGGTTTGACAGTTCCCGGTTGAATTCACGGGCGGCCGCCACTGAAGACGCCAGGGCCGCAGTCAGAAGGGCCAGGCCCGCAACCATTCCGGCCGCGCCCGCAATGACGCCCGCGGACATTCCGCTGGCGGCGCCTTCAACTTCCCCCATAGGCTTTGACGCCTGGTCCTTTGCTTTTATAATATATTCGACAACGTTTTTTCCGGGCATTTTATCTGCGGCCCCTTCTCGCCTTCTTCATGTCCTTCATCCTTTGCTTTGCCCCGGCTTCAAGACAGGCAACGTTCAGGAAGAAATCCGCGAAGTCCATATTTACAAACGTTGACGGCGGGCAACCGTAAACTTCCCCCAGGTTATGAAGAACCAGAACCGCCTGCGGATTCTTCTTTGCGAAAGGAAGAAACCGCCCGCCCCGCTTTCCCCAGGTTGGAAAATTCCATGATCTGTTTAATGATCCAGTAGTAATCATCCGCCAGGTCCCTGATGTGAACCTGTCCCGGCTCGACATGGTTGTCATCTGAAATGACAAGGTCCGGGGAAAGGAACCCGGCTTCCAGAATTGTCCGCTGATGTTCAATCATCTTTGTGGGGTTTGCTTCCAGGGACCGCGCCTGTTTTGTTTTCAACAGGGCTTCCTGTTCTTCATCAGTTGATCCTTCGGGAATTTCTTCTTCATCCAGACGGACAGGAATATCCAGTCCGGCCCGCAGGAAGTCCCCAGGGTAAACCTTCCCGATCATGACGGTTGCCCCCAGGACGGGAAGAACAATTTCCTTCCGTGACTTTGAAAGTATCATTTCCGCGCTTTCCTTCGGGTCCATTACAGACCCCCCTTTCCGTTTTCCGAAGGGCGCCCCGGTCACTGATCCTGTCAGGATCGGCGGCGCCCTTCCAGTGTCGGCCTTAATATCAGGCCAGTGTTGCGGCGCCGTTAACAATCGCAATTGTCAGGGCGTCAGTTGAAGTTCCGTCATGAAGACTGATGAAGCCCCAGGTTGCTTCCGCAATACCTTCCCCCGGAACCGCGGGCGTCTTCCCATTCAACCAGACATCCGGGGCCGTGATTGCCAGGGAATAAGGGGTTGCCCCCGTAACCATCTGATCGCTTGTGAACAACAGAGACAGGGCGCCAGGCGTCCCGTCTTTGTATTTAGTGTATAGGGTCAGGTCATCAAATTCAGTGACCACAGACCCCGAAACTACCCGCTTCCCGTTCCTTTTCGGTTCCCTTGTGGTCTTCTGTCCCAGGAAGCGCCGTTCAAGTTTGTTGTCAATGGCAAAGTCCGCGGTCTTGAACAGCAGGGCCGCGGCCCCGGCCAGGGTCAGGGTCCCCCGCATATGGGACAGGGCCGGAAGGAAGGACGGGAAGGACGGGGTCCCGCTTGCAGTTTCCCCAGGGTTTTCCGTCTGTGAGATAATCCCGGCAACCATTTCCAGGATTTCTTCTTCCTTCACAGAAATTCCCAGGGTATTTACCATTGATCCAGGGTACTGGAAGACTTCCCCTGTGGGAACGTCCGCCTTGCTTGCTTCCAGGGTGAAGAACGGAAGCGCCTTTGCCAGTGTGAAGGTGTGTGTGTTTGCGTCTGCAACCGGCGTGTCCGCTTCAAATCCGTAACCCCCCATTGCCCCCTTCAGGAACAGTCCCAGTCCTTCAAACAGAAGTTCAAGGTTTATGTTCCCCCCGGCCACTTCATTCCCCTGGAAGACGTTCCTTTCAGACTCACAGCGCAAAGACCGCGGGTGTTTCAGCGGAATGTCACTGGCCAGGTCTTCCGAAATGATTTGAAAATACGCTTCCCCCGTTCCTAATGGCGTTCCATAAGCGGATTCCGGCGCAATGGACCCCCAGGATTCACAATTTTCCCCCTTTCAGGGTTTCTTTTTGTCACTGGCCGCGCCCGTTTTTGTTTCGGCGCTTTCCCACTGGGGGCGGCCTTTGATCTTCCGCGCCAGAAGTTCCTTTGCCAGATCATCCGGCAGTTCCGCGGACTGTCCGCGTTTGACCTTCCTGTTATAAACCCCGCCGATAAGGACGGCGGAAAGGTCCCCGATATATTTAATCTTTTTCATTTCATGACCCCCTGTCATCTGTCAATTGATCTGAACTTTACAACGTCCGTTATTATCGCAACCCCGCGGGGGGAACAGAATCCAATGTCATCACTTTCAACTGAAACAATATCATGGTTCAGGACATACTGAAGATCAAAGGTCCTGGATTCATAAAGTTTCTTTCGGACTTCTTCAATCCAGTATTCCACTTCATCCGCGTCCTTTGTATATATCCACAATTCAAGCGGAAACCAGACATTTGATTCCTTCATTGTGGGGACTGGTTCCCGCGTGTCCGTTGACGGGATGACCTGAATATATGGAAGGTCCCCGTCAGGGACTTTGTCAAATTCCTGATACACTGTAGAAACTGTTTTCAGCGTGTCCGCGGGCCGCTGAAGCTCTTTCAGTTTGGCAACTATAGCGTCCCGGATTAATTCCCTGTTTCCTGTTGTCATCAGACTTGCCCCGTTTCAATCAGGCGCTTCAGTCCCATTCTTATCAACCGATCCCCGAAGGCCCCGGACTTTTCAATTGCGGGCCAGAAATACGGGCGTTCAGGAATTATAACCTGGCGGACGCTGTAAAATTTTCCGCGGTCCATAAACTTCAGCATCCCCGCGCCCTTTGCCCTGATGATTTTCCCCTGTTCATGAACTGCGGCGTAAATGACATTTGATCCCACAACCCCTTCCGCGGTCCGCCCGCCGCCGCCGCGCCGGGTGATCTTTGACGCAATGGAACCGCGAAGACGGCCGGACCTGACGTTCAGCGGTTTCCCGGCGGTCAGGTTCTTCTTTACCTGGCGGACAATCCTGAACAGTATCTTCTGAAGGGACTTGTCCTGAAAGTCCCCCATGTTTCCTTGTCCGGCTTTCAGCGCGTCAATGATCGGCTGAAGGCCCTTGACTATGAACAGAATTCCGATCATCCGACAGACCCCGCTGTTCCCATTGTCCCGGAAATATAGTTGTTCAATATGGTCATTGCTTCCTTCGGAATATCTTCATTCCTATAATAAACGGTCTGGCCTTCCCTGGATATTGACGCAATCCTTTCCCCTTCGCGTTCATCCAGGTTCCACAGTTTCTTCAGGATGATCCGGGCGGCCAGGAACAAGTCCGCGGGGACCGTGTCAAACCCGGAAGGGAACGTAACTGAACAGTTATTATAACCCACTTCAAAATAATATCCGTCATCCAGGTACACTTCCCCGAAGTCCTGATATTTAACAGAAGCGTCCGGGACTTCATCCCCGTCTTCATTGTAAACAACGGTCAGGTCTGAACTGTCCGCGGCGTTTATATCATTATCCAGGACAACGGTATTTGTCCCGTCCCCGCTGAAGGCGTGAACGATGTTCCTTTTTACCACCTGGCGGGCCAGAATATTTTCAATATTTTCAACCAGGCGCGTGACAGCGTTGACGCAGTCTGTCAGGAAGGGGTCCCGATCCCTGGACGTTCCAACCCCGGCCGCGTTCCGGGCCTGTTCCATTGTCATTATCGCATATGAAAGAAGCGCCCCCATAATTAGGACCCCCTGCTGAACTTGTCAAGACAGACAAGTTTTCCTTCAAAGGTTGAAACGTTATTGACCTGAACCCTGAACCAGTAATTCCCGGCGTCACTTACGGTGAAGTCCCCGTTCTGGACCGTGTACTTCACAACCCCCAGGGTCCGATCCCCAACAAGAACAATATTGGAACTGTCTTCAACGGTGTAAGCGGAAACGTCTGGATCATCAGCATAAACCAGGAAGGTCAAGGTTGCGGCGTCTGGTATTTCATAAACTGATCCGTCTTCATTGAACAGTTCAATGGTCAGTTCCTGGCCATATTCCGCTTCCCTGACAATAAACAGTTGATCTTCTGTGTTTCCCATTAGGCCCCGCCTTCCAGGATTCTCTGAATGTCCCGCAGACCCTGGCGGACAAAGGCCCTGAACTGCGGATAATTGCCTTTCATAATCGCCATATATATCTTCCTGACAACCCAGGATTCATCAAAGCATTTCCCGGCCAGGACACAGACCGCGCAAGTCCGGCCTTCGCTTCCGTAATCTTCGGCCCCGGTTTCAAAGGCCGCCCGGCGGCAGAAGGAACAGGTGTCCGTGTCAAAGACAAACATTTTTTTTCTGTGGTTCTGGCGGACCTTCATTCTGGCCGCCAGATGTTTCAGTCCCCCGTCTGCAAGTTCGGCAATCGGTTCATGTTTCCCCCGAAGGATTTTGAACAGACGCGGCCAGGACAGCATGGGGGAATCCGTTTCCCCGGCTTCCTGTGCAATTTCAGTATAGTTTCTTTCCCATGCTTCAGTCATTTTTACTACCCTTGCGCGTATATCGTACCCCTGGAATTAACAGAGAACCACTTCCAGGCGCTATAGTTGCACCAGGTATAACACCTGTTCCTGTTGCGGGTCCGCCAGTAATAAGTCCCGGCCTTGCTAAAATCAAAGTCATAATAACCATGATTATGCGTCTTGTTGCCTGACCCCCAGGGGCCGTAATCCAGTGAAGGCGTCTGTGAATCAATTTGTGCCTGATACATATTAACAGTTGTGGTCCATCGCAGGACAAGGTATGACAGTTTCCCGTCAACATACTTTTGAGCGTACCAGGCCCCCATCCCATAAGTCCCCGAACATAGAGTATAAAAATATACCGGGTCAAGGGGGGTCCAGTCTGTGAAGGTTGCGGGCTGTTCCCAGTCCCCGGCGGACTGAACTTCAGCCCAATAGTCTTGACGTTCAGGGTCCAGGTCTTCCATCAGAACGTCCGGCGCGGAACTGGTCCCGCCTGACCAGTCTTCCGTGGTCCAAGCGTGTCCCGCGGCCGCCTTCCACCTGATCCTGTAATAAGCGTCAAAGTCCGTGGTCCACCTGATATTACAATAATCCAGACCGGGGTATGCTGTCGGACCCGTCAGGATCGCGGGCTGAAGTAAAATCATGACATGGGGCTGAATGGTCAACCGCGCTTCCTGGGAAGGGGCAATGATCAGGCGCCCGGACTGGGACGGCGCCAGGGACAAAATTCCGCCCTGTCTGGCCGCTATAACGCCCTGGCCTGACTGACTGGCCGGGATGATCAGGCCCGCGGCCTGGTTGCCCCTTATTGTAGTGCGAACCCTCAAAGCGCCCCTTTTTACTGGTCAGGAAATACCGGCCTGATCCACAAATAAATGGAAACATGGCCGCCCGTAACCGTTCCATGATCATATTCAATCATCAGTGAGTCCCCGAAAATTATTGACTGATATATTCCGCCTTCCCCGCTGTCATCTGTGACAACACATACATAAAAATATTGTCTGTTATTCCCCATTCCTAACCCCAGGGCGGGCGCGTTGTCCTGGCGCTGTGTCATAAATTCCTGCCATTCAATCAGGGTCCCGTCCTGTCCCCTGATCGGCCCTTCAAAGTCAAAGGCCCCGTCCGTTGCGCCGGACATTGACATTCTACAAAACCCGACAACCTGGAAGGTGTTTGTGTCATATATCCCCCCCCGCGTCATGTCAATGTAGCTTGTGGAATCCGTTTCCGCGTCAATGGAATCCATTGCTTCATAATATGTCCACGGTCCATGACGTTCCCCTTCGGCCGGACCTGTCAGTGAAAGACAGGCGGCCAGGAGAACCGCCGCCAGAACATAAAACTTTTTCATTTCTTGAACCCCCTTCTGATCATTGCGGGCCTGTGAAGGTGTGACCGTGAAGTAATCAGCGGCCGGGTCAGTCCTTCTTTCCCGGCGCGTTCCTTTTTTCGGAAGCGGCGTCCGCGGCGTCCGCGGCCTTTTCATCTTCCGTCTTCGCCCGGAATCCTTCCTTGTTTGCCTTTGATCCCAGGACCCAATCCGGCTTGTGTTTCTTTATGTAGTCCTGGTATTCCTTCGGGATTTCCTGGCCTTCAACAAATTTAACCGGCTTTCCTTTGATCTTCAGGGTGAAAGATTTTGCGGATTTCATTTCAAGGTCCTTTCCCGTCAGGGTTGCCTTCCCGGTTTGACAGCGGCGCGGGGGAAGGAAAGGCGGCACCCCCGCGCCGCAATGATCCGCCAGGGCGGATTGTTTAGACGGTCAACTCAATTCCGATCCCGCCGAACCTGTAAGTTGCGGACGGGGTCTGAAGCGGCATAAAAGCGTAACGCCTGAAACTGACCAGATTGAACTGATCGGTATTGACAAGGCGTTCCGCTTCAACGGTCATCAACCTTCTGTCCCCCACAAAGAAATAACGATGGTTGATATACATCAGGGTAGCGTGGGTATTTTCATCCGCGCCGTTGACCCCTGTTTCATCAACGTCTTCCCGCTGATGCTCTGAAATGATGACGGGGACCCCGTCAAACTTCGCAAGTTCCCCGGTCAGGACGGTTGCCTGGGGGCCATACTTGTCGAGCGTCCGCACGTCATCCAGGGCCAGAAGTTTTCCAACGTAAGTTTTGATCCCTGCAATCCAGGCGCCTTCACTGGGGCGGACCCCGTACTTCTGCGCCTTTCCGCGGATTGCGCGCATACTGGCAACCGCAAAGGTGGCCCCGAAGTCAACAACCAGATCGGAGGACCCGGCATTCAGAAGGTAATGCCGAAGACCCTTTGCACACTTCCTGCAATCAGTAGCGCCCAGGGCGTGCGTGTCCGTGTCCATATGCGTTGAAGTTGTGTCCCCGTTCAGGATAATCGCTTCCGTCCCGTTGTCCTGAACCTTCCGAAGTTCAGTTTTGATCATGGGGATCAGGGGAACAATTGCGTCTTCTGTCAGTTCCCCGGAAGTGACCATGCGGGAACGGGTCTTGAACGCGGTAAAGACCATTGCCCCTGACGTGATTTCCTGACCCGCGGTGTCATCCCAGGGGTTCACAATGGTTCCCACTTCGGCAACCTTTGTTGGAAGCACGTCCGCGCCGTTCAGGTTCAGCGGGAAGTGGTAGGGGTTTGTCGGCATGTAGATGTGCTGAAACAGCGGTTCCATCTGACCAATGACCATGGGAATGTCCAGGACCTGACTGGAAAGGCCAGTGGGAACCCATTCAGACTGATCAGATACGTCCATAGGCGCGATTGCTTTGAACACGTCATTCCGCATTGCTTCAAACTTCTTCCAGGCTTTCAGTTCCCTGGGGTTCCCGTTCTTCCTGTATTCGGAATCCCAGGCCCGCATTGCGGCATCCATTACCTGAAAGTCATCCGCGGCGTCCTGAAGGGCCTTCAGTTCTTCGTTCTGTGTGAAGAACGTCATTGCCAGGGTTGCGGCGTCATTGCGGGCCTTCCCCTTCGGAAGCGTTGACGCGGCCTTCAGGGTGTCAACGATCTGCGAAGTGTTCAGAACGCTTGACGGAAACTGAATCTTCGCGGCCTGTTTCACCTGGTAGGCGTTCATCTGTTCCTGGATGACGCCCTTGAACATTTCTGTCAGGCGCGTCTTCGCTTCATCATCCCCCAGGATTCCATCCAGGTTCTGCTGTTTGATTGACTTGACTTCTTCCATCAGGGACCTGAATTCCTTCAGGTCCTTCACGGTCATTTCAACCTTCTGGTTGTCAAGGGCCGCGGCGCCCGCAACGTTTGCGGTCCGCTTGACGGTCAGAAGGGCCTTGACCTGATCCCCCGTCATGTTACTGGCGGCGGCCATTTCAGGGGTCATCCCCATCAGGCCCCATTCCTGTTCTGTTATTCCAGGATATTTCATCATGATCCTTTCAAAAGGGTTCGGACTTCGGCCGCTGATTTCAGGGCCTTGTCCAGTTCCCGGCGGGCAATCAGGCGCTTGACTTCTTCAATCGCCGCCCGCGTCTTCAGGTATTCCGGGGACCGCATAGGCCCGGCCGCCGGAATAGTTTTATGTTCGGGCGGGGCGTCAATGTCCGGGGCCTTCCCGGAATGTAGTTCCCGCCATGAATCCTTCAACCGTTTGATTTCCCCAGGGGTCAACTTGCCCGCGGGGACAATCCCCCGCGGAACGTCAACCGCGGCGGGGGCGTAAAGATCGGACCCCCACTGAAGCGCCTTTGCCAGACTGAAAAGCGCCTGGCGGTTTGATCCAACACTGACCACGGACACTTCCAGAAGTTCAAATTTGATCCAGTTCCATATATCGTTAATCATCTTCCCGTCAAGGGGAATGAATCCGACACTGAACGCCTTCAGAATTCCTTCCTGGATTTTGACCCGGACACTTTCAACGTCAGGGGCGGCGCTGATATATGCTTTTATCCAGAACCCCTTTTCAGGGTCCGCAAGCATTTCCACAATCTTCCCAACCGGGTTGAAGTGACTGTGCATATACAGCAGGACGGAATTGTTCATGAAGTCTTTTATTGCGTCCTGGAATGCGTCCGGCCTTACAATTTCGTCATCCCGGTCAATGTCCGCCGTTGACGCCCAACCTTCAACGTATAGTCCGCCGTCGCCGTGAAAGTTTCGTCATCTTCTGTCAGGGCGGAAAGTTCTTCCGCCTTCCACTGATCCGCAGGGAACCGGCGGCCGATCACGGCGGGGTCCCCGGAAGTGTAGGGGGTTGCCCTTATCAACCAGACCCGGCGGCCGTCTTCATCTGTCAGTTCCCGCGTCAGGGTTTCAAGATCAAACCCTTCAAGGTCCTTCAGCGTCAGGGCGTGTTCCGCCTGGCCGAAGGTCACGGCGGCGCTTTCCGGGGGAACCAGTTCATCCAGGTTGTCAGGAACCTGAACGGCGGCCTTCAGCATTCTGTCAAAGTATTTCCGGCCCATTTTCATTTCCTTTCATCAGATCGGAATGACGGGTTCAACCGGGGCAATTACAACCGGCGCCGTAGTACAAACACAGTTTATAATATTTGCGGCGCTTCCGCCGGGGTCCCCAGGATAATCCAACCATTCCCCGCCAACCAGGAAGGCGCTGTTCAGGGAAACCTGAACCCCGTCATTGTCAGTATGATCCTGACGGGACCGGGGAAGGAAGGCGGCAAGCCATTCCTTCATTTCTACTACCCCGGATTGTTTATACGCTTGAAGGTTGACTGATTCATAACAGGGGTGAATTTCTGTCCGGGCAATTGTGGCGGCGTTGTTAATTTCCCGCCCCATATGATCCCGGACCCTTTCGGCCAGGACCTTGTTTGATTCCCCGGCGGCCAGTCCTTCATTCAGGGAAACCTTCATCCGTTCCCAGTGAGGACCCGCTATTCCTTCCGCGAATCTTTGCGTACTGGTTGCCAGGATTGCCTGAACCGCGGGGTCCGCCAGGTCAAACGCAACCGCGGCGCCGGTCAGGGCCATTCCCTGCTGTCCGGCGCGGGCGGCGGTGTCCGTAAAGATCGGACCACCCACGGCGGCAAGTTCCACTTCCGCGGCCGCTTCGTTGAACAGGATTTGTTCCACTGTCAGGGAAGACGCTTCTTTCAGGGCCTTGTCCGCCCCCAGGTTTTCAAGCATTTCCTGTGTCCAGTCTTCCATGACCGCAATCAGGACCGTCTTCATCAAGCCTTCTTCTTCATCAACCAGGCCCTTTATCCGCATAACGTGATCCATCCGTTCGGCGGGTGTCTTGAATACTGACCGGGGGAACTTGACAATCCTGGCCCGCGCCCCCTTCGGCGGCGTCTGGCCGGTTGCGGGAATCTTTCCCGCCAGAATGTCCCCGGCCTGATCTAACCGAATAAAGGACATGGGAACCATTGCGGAAGCGCCGGACCCGTCCGGCCAGGCGGGAAGACCGCGGCCTTCCCGCGCTTCATCCGGTGACATTTGACCGCTGAATATTTTGATCCTTGACGCTTCCGCTTCCTTGACCACGTCTTCCTGAAGTGCTTCAACCTGTGTCAGATCAAATACTGTTTTTATAATCTGGCCGGGACCCGCAAAGACCGGATTGACAAACTGATTCAACCAGTCCTGGATCAGAAGAAGTTCCGGGATCATCTTATGACGCCAGAACATCCTTTCATATTCCCGCAAGTTTGCATAGTTGACCCCGTCCCGATCATTCAGGAAGATCGGGGGGACCCCGAAGGCGCCGCCGATTTCGTTTTTTGTAAATTCCAGTAATTCCAGGAAGGCCATGTCAACGTGTTTCGGGGTGATTGCCTGGAACTTCATCCCCGATCCCAGGACCGCGGTTGCCCCGAACTTTTTATAGCCTGAATACAGTTTCCGCCATTGCGCCGCAATGCGGTTGATCTCTTTTTTTATTTCGGAAGGTGTAATCAGTGGTCAGGATTCCCAGGGGCGCCGCGGCGTTTTTGAAGAAGTGAAGGTTCCACTTTGACGCGGCCAGGTACTGACTGACCGCATTTGTGGCGGCCTTCAGCGGGGGCAATCCATAATAGTCATTGTTCGGGTTTTCATATTTATGATAAACGCAGACTTCGGGGGTGTATTCAATCTGTTGACCGTTCACTTCATATTCAAAGTGATCAATATATTTGAACTGATAAATCATCCCGGTAATTGAAAGACTGACCCCCCACTTTTCCCGCATTTGTGAACCCGTTGTCCATTTGTTCGGACGTTCCAGGATCAGGGAAGCAGGATGATCAGGCGCCAGGGATTCCCGGCCCTTCTTTGTGTAAAGATACTGACGGGGAACGGCGCGGACCAGGGCGCGGCTGATAACCTGTGTGCAACGGTAAACCCAAACATGGATATTGTGAGCATAGACAAAGTTTTCCAGATCACTGTCCGGGGATGCAAATAGGTTCCCCAGTCCCAGGGTTCTGACCAGGCGGGCAATTTCCTGTTGTTTCTGTCTGCTGTCAATGGGGTGTGAATTAATATGGACAGTTGCGGCCTTGCGCTCTATATCGCCCGGCGCCGCGGCCGCAAAGCGGATGACAGGTTCCGTCATTCCCTTTTCCCTTATTCCCCGCCCTTCGGCGGACCTTGCCTTTCCTGGTTGACCCTATAACCCCCAGGGCGGGACCCTGTCAACAAAAAAAATTCCCGGCCCCCATTACAGGGACCGGGAACCCCGGCGTCATATCCGCGGGCCGCCAGGTTAAAATATACCCTTCGCAAGTCCGCCGAACTGATCCATGAACCAGTCAGTCATTGCGTCCCCGGCCGCGGCCGCGGCCTGTCCCGCCGCTTCAATCCTGCGGACAATGGCCCGCCCCTTCTGCGTCTGGCCATGAAACAGAAGGTCCGCGGACTTCATGGTTCCTTCCACAACTTCAAGGTCCTGAAGCATCCAGGACAGTTCCGAAACCTCAACGGACGCTTCCGCCAATTGACGCCCCACCATTGCTTCCGCGGTGGGGGCGTCCCCGCTGTCCTGAAGAAGTTTGTGTGCCTTCTGAAGAACGTCCTTTGCTTTGATCCTGTCCTTCTGGTTGTCAATCAGGCGGGTCTTTAGTCTTTCAATCCGCGTCCGGGCGGACCGACAGGGCGCCGTCCTGGTCAGGAAGGACCATTCTTTCCTGAAAGCGCCTTCCCATAGTCCGTCCAGTTCTTCCAGTTCTTCCTGTGATTCCCCCATGCAACCCGCATCTTCCCAGGGGGAACTGTCTGCGCCCTGATAACCCTGGACCATGTCTTCAAGGGCCAGGTCAACGTTAGTGTCCATCATGTCAATCCCGGCGCCCTTTGCAAAGGCAAGGCGGGCGTCCGTCTGTCCGGCTTCTTCCATCTTTTCTGTCTGACACTTTGCGGCCTTCTTCATGATCAACCTTCCTTCTTGACGGGCCTGAAAGAAACGTTCAGGAAATAATACTCATCCGGCTTTGACCGCTGAAGTCCCGCCAGTATATCCAGGGCGCTGTCTTCATCATCCGGGTCAAAGGTACAGACCGGACTGTTTGTTTCCCCGTCTTCATTCAATTTCATTATTGTAAAATATCGCTGTTCCATTTCAACCTTCCTTCCGGGGGGGGGCCAGGATTGCCCCCCCTGGTTTTTCGTGACTGGTCACTTCTTCATTGATTCCCTGACGGCCAGGGCTTTGTCATATGCGTCATCCAGGGCGGCCATACTTGACCGGGTCAGTTTGTTAACGTGCCTGTGAACCGGGTTCTGTTTCTGGTTGTATTTCTCAATAACGTCTTCCTGTGTCAGTCTGTAAAGTTCCGACACTATAACAACCGCCTTGTCCTTCTTTGTCAACGTCATGATCAACCTTCCTTCTTTACCATTACAACGTGAACCCTGAATCCGCCGCCCGCCCTGTTCAGGAACTTCATCATTTTCCGCGCCCGCGCCGCCGAACCGTAAAGAGGGGACTTGTCCTGATCCGTTCCCTGCGGCCTGACCTGATATTTTGTCGTGACCATTTCAACCTTCCTTCCGTTAAACCTTGTGTCTGTCTTAACCTTCATGTCTATATTATATCATATGATTATATGATTGTCAAGGGTTTATATGAAGGAACCTGAAAATAGTTCTGATGATATAAAAGGACTTACAGGACCGGCCAGAAAAAGATTGACCTGGGGATTTGTCTGCGGGATAATGCGGTTGCATTTGCAATCACCTTCGGCGGCGCCGCAACCAGGGAACAGCCTTTCCCGCGGCGCCGTTTTTCTGTTGACAGGCCCGCGGCGGCGCTGTAGCATCCGCGTCAGTTTGAAAGAAGGGGCCGCCCTTCATCCAAACACCCCAGGACCCGCCGGGGATAAATCCGGCGGGCTTTTTTTGCCTGGGGTGTCCGCGGGCTTCCCCGTTACGGGGGTTCTGGTTCTTCTTCCGGCACAGTCGCTTCCTGGATCATTTCCGCAATCCAGGCTTTCCCGATCATTTCCAGAATGTCCGTGGGGATTTCCTGAATGGTCAGGGTCAGAATGTCCGCGGTCCTCTTCACCTTGAACCGGATTGTTTCCGGGATCGGCGGGACTTCAAAATCCGCGGGGACTTTGATTGTAATATTTCCCATGTCTTCACCCCCTTCTGTCAGGTTTGCGCCCCCAGGGTATATATACTACTGGGGGCGGGTCAATGAATTTTCCGCTGTATATATACAGGTCAGTTCCGCTTCTTCCCGAAGTCCTCAAAGGAACAGGTCACTTTCCCGAAGGTTTCCGCCGGGTCTTCTTCCCAGTCTTCCACGTCATCTTCATCAACCCCGGACACAATGGAAATAAACGGGGCATTCCCCCCGGCGTTATCAATCTTGTAACCCCAGGCCATAAGGAACGCGGCCATTGCTTTGTCCGCGTGATGCTTTTCATTGCGGTCCACGTCATAAATAATATTGTGGGACGGCGTCAGAATCTTTTTGATTGAATGCAACTGGGACAGGAAATCCTTTTCAGGATATATCAACCATTCTCCGCGTTCCATCATCATGCGGCCGTTCCCACAGATTTCCGGCTTTGACTGACTTGTAAGGTCCTGACCCTTGCACCTGGACCCGTAAGTTATCTCCGCATTTTCCGCCAGTTGCATTCCCAGGCCCCCGCGGTCAATGACCAGAAGCCTAATGTTCGGGATGGACATGATCTGACCGATAATGTCTTCCTGATTTTTGAATTCCAGTTCACTGTTTGTCTTCAGTGTCAGACTGAACCGATCTTCCAGGCGGCCGCCCACGTCTTCCGCAATCCTGAATTCAGTCAGGTTCCGGGTTCGCCCCACGTCCATCCCCGCATAAAGGGGACCGCGCAAGTGGCGGACCAGGGACAGATCATCCCCGCACCAGACAAAACTTTCAATCCGGGACGTGGGGACCTTTGCCTGGTTCAGTAGAATCCAGGACAGGAAGGCCCGGCTTTCATCTGACCACCGACATTCCATTTCAGTCTGAAAGTCTTCCAGGAAGGAATTGTCAAATATGTCCTTTACCCTGTCCGATCCGAAACGCTTGACGCGCTCTGACGTGGACATCTGTTCAATCAGCGGAACCCCGCCGCGCTTCTTCAACCCATTGCGGACCAGGTCTTCCTGATCTGCTACCATTGCGGA